TGTTCATCTGTTGTGTAAATTTCCAAAGGAAATCCAGATAATCCACCCTTAAGACTTGCCACAAGATTGTCTGTTAAGTTGGTAATGGTTAAAGACGCAAATGAAACCGAATTTGTCGCCCCTAAACCTAAATTTGTCCTTGCCCCACCAGCCGTGGCTGCCCCGCTTCCGCCATTACTGATAGCAATGGTTCCAGTGACATTAGAAGCCAGCCCTACAGTTCCTGTGATGTTAGCTGCCGTGAGGTTGGTTAGACCCGACCCATTGCCATTAGTGGCCAAAGCACCAACCACTCCAGCTACCGGAATATTTGTAAGCGAAGATCCATTGTTTGCTGCTATATTAGTGAGTACAGAAGAGGAGGGTTGAAATGCGGATGCGGGATTTGTCGCTGCTGTAGAAAGACCAATCGCATTACGGAAATCCGAAGCAGACAATGCTGTTGCCGTGTTGTCTGCATTTAGACGAAGAAACCTGATGGCGCTAGGATTGATAAGAGTAAAAAGATTTCCACCAACCGTCGAAGCCCCAAGTGCGGTTCTAGCACCAGCAGTATTGGTTGCACCAGTTCCGCCATTTGCTAAAGCCACTGTTCCTGTAACGTTGGTTGCCAAAGCTGCCGTACCCGTGATATTTGAGGCAAGCGCAACAGTTCCATTGATGTTTGCCGCTGTAAGGCTCGTAAGTCCGCTTCCATTTCCGTTGGTGGCCAATTTTGTATCGAGATTGGATTGAAGGTTAACAACGCCAGAAATGGGAATTCCAGTCAGTGATGCACCATTGTTTGTGGATAGATTGGTAAGATTTGCGTTGGCTGGCTGAAATGCTGTAACAGCACTTGTGGCTGCTGTGCCCAAGGCTAAAGCTGTTCTTGCTGCGGCGGCATCAGTAGCAACAAACACAGCATCCCCAACCGTAGTAGATCCGAGATTCTGGCGGGCATTGGCCGCATTGGTGGCTCCAGTTCCTCCTTGGGCAATGCTCAATACTCCAGACAGATTGGTAAAAGTAGCAGAAGGGATGTTGGACGCAGGGATCAAGCCCACAAGACTGGTTGATTGTAGGTTCGATAGCGCCCCACCATTGGCTGTTGCTAGATTGGAAAGAGTGGCAGAAGAGGCTTGAAATGCGGTTGCGGGGTTGGTCGCGGCAGTGCCCAGTCCAAGAGCCGCTCTGGCATCGGAAGTATTGGTTGAACCTGTTCCACCTTGGGACACACTAAGAATTCCGACAATATTTGTGGCATTAAGATTGGTGAGACTTCCTGCGTTGTTAGCCGCGAGGTTGGAAAGGCTTAGACTAGAAGGCTGGAAGGCTGTTGCGGCGTTGGTTGCCGCCGTTCCAAGTCCAAGTCCCGTGCGGGCATTAATGGCATCGGCGCTCCAGAAATTAGTCGGCTGAACTACGGCATTGTTGGTTCCGACTAGCACGTTGCGGGTTTGCCCGAAGCCCGAAACAACCAAGGCTCCACTGATAATAAGTGATAGAAGATATTTCATTTTACATTAGTCGCTTCCAAACCCGCTTGTTTCCCGTTTGGCTACCATAGTCATTGGGCCGAATAACAAAGGGGTCATTTTCGGCATCTTCGCTCTCAGTCAATTGATAAATGGCTGGAATTCCGCTGATTACCAAAAAAATCACAATACCCACAGCATAGCTACCGCTCACGGTGTTAAGCGCAGCAAGCGAGCCACTTGCGCCAGTAAGAGTAGTGACTGAAGGCTCTACCCGAAGGATGTTGATGCTGGGGGTTTGAATCGGAGTCGAAGAAACGCCGATAACACTACTGGAAGGAATAGGGATGCAGATCTTACTCATCGGGTAACTTCTGGGGAGATAATGACGTTTCCTTGGAGGATTCGGGTTGTGACGGCCCCTGTTGTAAGCTCAAGGTCATATACGGCTTTATCACAGACTGAGAGGGAGGCGGTGTCGGACGCCGAAATAGATAGTCTAATAGATCCTGTAGCTTCATTCAAGACGATTCTACCATTGGTTGTCGATAGTTCAAGGATTAGTGCTTTGGATTCGGGCTTTGAGCGGATATGCATCTTGGCGCTATAACCAGTGAGATCCACGGGGGCCGAGGGTTCGCCCGTCTCATAAAACAAAGTCTGGTTGAAGGTAGCGCCTTGGAAGATGCAAATGTCAGCTTCCGCAATCGGTAGTTGAGCCATAAATGGTAAATAGAATCTACCAATTCTTCTTTAGAGTCAAGGACTGTTTAAGTTTCTTGAAGGTTTCTTTATTAATCCGTTTCTTTTCTTCTATTGCTTCACTTCCCGCCATTGCTCCAAAGACTTTACGGGCGACGAATAGACCTACAGCAAATGAGTCAAATAAGTCAGGGGATTTGCCAATCCTCTTTTTCATGTCGGTCTTGGACTCAATGATAATCTTTCGGGTTCGGCGCACATACTTCCTTTGGGTCATTTCCCACGCCAAATCAGGAGTGATTCCCTTGAGTTGTTCACATTCTAGGAAGTAGCGAGCGGCAAAGCAGAGTTCGCTGGCCATGTTGTGGAACAATTCCTTGCCGACTTGGGGTTTTCCCGTGACTTCGTTTCTCATGGCATATTGGGCGCTGACGGGCAGATCGGATGCCGCTCCCGCAAAACTCACTGCGTGCCAACCCTTTAGGAGTTCCCTTTCTCCGATTGACCAGAAGATCCCCCCCGCCGAAGCATCTACTCCCATCCATTGATTCGGGATTCCTAATTTGACAGACAGGTCGTGGATTTGCTGGATCATCTCATATTGGAAGTCTTCTTGAGAACCCGCTCTCCGATTGAGAACATATTGTTTTTCTACGGCTATCGCCCATTTCCCACTGATTAACTTTCCATACTTCATATGGGTAAAGACAAAGCGGTCACCTCCTTCGGTGTAGCTTGGATCAATCCCTGCAATATCTTTCGGGGTTCCGTCCCAGATAGGCTTGTCTAGCGCCCCGTGACGAGCTAGGAGGATATCTGAGACAATGGTGGAATCATCGGCATCAGCGGGAGGCCAAAATCCCCTAAACTTTCTCCAATACTGCGGATTGAGTTCTCCGAGTTCTTTTCGGGCCAACGCCACATCATTAGGTTTGGGGAGGAATGGGTAGCGAAGTCCCTTGCCAGCCTCAAATGATTGCTGGTTAGGATTGTCTTTTTCAGAGTCAAATCGGATACAAACACCTTCAATACCAGCCACACGTATCTTCCAATTCGGGGTGTCCTCGTCTACACTCATCCATCCTTTGATGGGTTCGCAGAACTTCCCATGGGGATCGAAGATGGAGGCGGGATTTCCCGCGCCGACGATGTAGAGTTCTTGCGCTCCCTTAAATCCCCACACCGCTTGGGAGATCACGGAAGGCGAACAATCTTGCAACTCATCGATTATCAACACGATACGACGATTCTTCTTACCCTGAAGTCGTTTTTGTGCATCATCTTTGTATTCATCACCCGCCGCGAGAAGCATGATGGATGAGGCATCGCTTACCCCTGTTTCAGGGTCAATAATAGCCCCCTCTTCGTCTGATAGCTTGATGATATCCATGGACTCAATGAGCCTGCCAGATGCCAGTCCCATGTTTCGGGCTTCGCGATACATCTTGACCAGTGCTGCCCAGATACGCTGCTTGGCGTCAATCTTCGACGTAGAGACCACAATGCACATCGTATTGATCGGGTCGCAGAACCAGTTAACCAGACCAAACGCCGCCATGCCGTAGGATTTACCAGAGTCCGTGCCCCCTGCTAAACCTGTCACACTTCTGACAAAACGATTACCCGTGACTTCGTCTACTTCGTATACGGTATTACAGAATGCCTGTGCGGCCAATTCCGCCCACTTGTGCCACTGGAAGGTGGGCCAGATAGCTGAAACGATATTTCGGTAATGACGGGCTTTTCCTAAACCTCCCTCTTCAGGGGTCAACCCCTGCAAATATGCATCCATTTCGATGCGGATAGGCGTAATTGCCTGTCCGTCTTTGGGTAACCACAATCTCCCGTATTTCTCTATCCCTTGATCAACTGTTGCCATTTATGAAATTTATACTACACTAATC